GACGACCGCTGAATTGCTCCATTTTTCCCCCCTCGCGCATACACGGCAGCTCACGCGTACGCGTTTATTCTGCGCGTGTAGACACGGTTATTGCGCGCGGGCGCGGTTCTACATTTCCCGAGAGGGCGAACAATTTTTTCTAGTCACGGGAGCAAGTCCAACGAGAAAAACAGCAGCGCAAAACCCAACACGATCACAACTAGCTGTCTCGGTCAAACCTGGATTATTAAAAAACTTATTGACTGCCATTTGTAGTGTGACTAGGTCTTAAGGGCAACCACGGAGAAACCATGACCTACTACGAATCAGCCGAGGGCGAACAAATCACGAAGCAGCGAGCGCTCACGGAGCTTGCCACGCATTGTTGCGACGATCCCGCCACGGTTGCCGAGTTCGAGGAAGTTTGGACCGAGAACCAAGAGAACGATCTGATCGAAGCGACTGTGGTTCTAGAGTTTCTAGGCCACTAACCAACCAACCAACCAACCAACGGAGAAACCATGTACAAAACCCGAAGCCAATTGCAAAGCCTAAGCTGGGCAAGCCTAAAAGCGGAGCTTAAGCGCCTCGACGAACAAGCCCGACGAATTGACCGCAAGCTAATCAAAGCACAGAATCAGGGGAGCATGGACGAGCTTGATGCAGCGATAGCCGAGCGGGCAGCATGGATGAAAGCCCATCGCCTCGCGCAAGAAGTCGAACTTGACCACGAGGACGAACGCGAAGAACGGCAACAGCTAATCGGACGAGTGGTGATACTGCGACGGGCAGCCTCGTATGGATGGAGCCGCTATCAGGTCGTCGGAATAGGGATGAAGCCAGGGGTCTTGTTGGTCCAACGTGTACGAGCTAGCGGCGGCCTCCAAGCCACAAAGCAACGACGACACAAAGACTCGTTTATTTACTAACCAACCAACCAACCAACCAACCAACCAACCACGAGAGCAAACCATGGCACAAGTAACCGCAGACGCGGCAATGTGGACCGGTACAACTACCAACCGAAAGACGGGCAACGTGCCCACTATGGCCGTCGGCTCAACTCGAGAGCAAAGCCTAGACTCTTGCGAAGGCTGCCCGATGCGACCCAAAAAGCGCGGGGGCAATGGCGAGTGCTACGCGCAGAACGGAGGACTAGTGACAAAGGGTCATAGTTCTATGATTCGAGCGGCTGAATCTTTCCGCGAAAAGACAAAGCATATGAGCCGCGAGGAGATTAACGCAATACCAGCACGAAAGCGCAAAGACTACAGCCTACGGACTGCGCTACAACTTGCGGTGAAGACCGCCAAGATGGCCCGGCTTGGCTCCATCGGCGACCCTGGCGCGCTACCTCTCGACTACATCACCAAGGCAGTTGCCGCCGTTCGCAAAGCTGGACTGGACGCTGTAGGGTACACCCACCACTGGCGAGACAAGCCAGAACTCGCCGGGATACTAATGGCAAGTTGCGACGACCTTTCCGAAGTGGACGACGCTCTGGCCCAGGGCTTCAGGGCTGCAGTGGTCCTACCTTGGGACCATGAGGGCAAGTTCACGACGCCCAACGGAGCAAAGGGTATCGTATGCCCTGCCATGGTGAAGCAGGGACTAACCTGTAACGACTGCAGGCTATGCGATGGGTCCAAACGCGGTCCGGTTATCGGCTTTCCTAACCATGGCAAGCACGTGCAACACCTAATTCGAAAGCGAAACAAGCCTAAGACCAAGGCCAACAAATCACCGACCAATTGGATAGACACGCTCGACATATAGGAGGACACAATGAACAAACTTTGGCAACAAGCACGGAAAGAGAGCGGCCTAGCCCGCTTCGAACGAACAACACGACGCAAGACCTACGAGGGAGGGCGGCTTAAGCTAGCGTACAACGTGCCCGGAACACCGGAATACGGACAACGGCACATGCTTGAGGTACTTACCGCGCGTATTTACCGCAAGCTTAAGGAAGACACGACCCCTAACTAACTGAAAGACCCGGCCAGCAAACGCCGACCGGGTCAACCAACGAGCAACCAACCACGATCGCTCGACACACTCTAACACGCATGACTCGTTCACGCGACAGCTAGCTGTGTCTCCGAGCTCGGGAGAACTATGCGCCACTGTTTCGCAACTATCGAACACTACCTACCTAACGACTACCAAGTCACGATGGATATTACCTTTACCATATCTGGTGAAATGGAGGGAACCTACCTTGAACCACCAGACCCAGGATATATTTCTAACGTTGAGATAAGAGTCGACGGACAACCCTACACATTAAATGAAAATGATTTCAATTCTCTGCTTGACGACCTGTGGGAGTGGGCCTAAGTCATTAGCAGCCAACGAGGAGAACCACCATGGATACATTCTACAAACATCCAGACCATGACGCCGTCGTCGTTATGCGCATGAAGCAAGGCATTACCTGTCTCGACTTCCTCGCTCAAGGACGCAGCCAAATCAAGAAGGCCGGCAACATTACCGGCTACAAGAAACGCAACCCGCAACGCAAGTACATGTTCGAGTATCTCTTACCGTTCATCCGCTGCGAGGTCATCGCCCAACGTCACGGCAAAGGAGACGGCACGCTGGACCGTGTCACAACCCAACGCCTCGTCCATAAGGGGCCTTTCCGTATGCAGTTGTTCGTTCGTGGTCCGGTCGACCTTACCGACCTTGCTTTCGAAGTCGTCGAACACCGCCCTGTCGCTTTTAACTGGCCTAACCTAGAGGAGTAATCATGAACCATAAAATTCCACAGTACACACAACAGATAAACCGACTCTATCTTGAAGGATTAGAGATAGAGTTAGGGCTACACCCTTGCAACGCGGACCACGTCGAGATCACGGTTCGTCAATCGAAGGAATCACCACATCAAGGCCTGATCGAGACGCCGGACGGCCCTATAGACGAGTGCTACTTCGTGGTGGATAAAGCAGCAGCTGCTCTTTTGGAGGATGCTTTCGCCAAGGTAGCCGAGCACTCCCCCCCTCTAACCGACGGGCAGCGGATGCGAATCGAGGAAGCAAACGGCATCGTTCTGCACGAGTCGCAACGTACCTACACTGACGGAGACAACAACACCTGGGTTCAAGCTTGGGTTCGCATTTAACTAACCAACCAACCAACCAAACCAACGAGGATACAACCATGAATAAAAAACTCACCGGCATCGCTGCCTTACTTGCTAAGCGAGTACAGATACCTACACCTGAACCTGAAGAAACGGAACCCGGACCAACCCAGGCTATCGCCCGTGCTACCAAGTTGACTAACCAGATAGCTAAACTTCAGGAAGACTTAGATAAACAACGCGACGTCATCAAAAAGGCAGCCATCGCTGTCGCCGGTAGTCGCGTAACGCACGGCCACAACGATGGCGGAACGCGCGTATTGTTTGACGGCTGCCACGTCGACGTTAAGCCACCGCTTAACCTATCACTAGGCAGCATCACCGACGACGACTTACGCGCAGCCATGTCGGCTAATGGTGATGACTTCGCAACCTTCTTTAAGATTGTCCACACAGTTAAGCCTAAGTCATCGAAGGTCAGCGTCAGTCGAGACTGGGCTGTCGCAACCATTGGCGAGGATGCGGTCAAGTTACTTGAACAGCGCATCACCTTTGTGAGTCGGGTGCGAGCGGTCTCGGCAGTCAATAACGTGCGGGCTTCTTTGGCTAAAGAAACAGACCCCGCTACTAAGGAACTACTGTCCGCCCTGTTTGATGACAAGCCTAGCGTTGCGATTGGTGGCTTCGAGAAGGAGGGCAAATGAACTGCTGGAACAACCCGCCTAAACCTAAACCGCTGTTGCCCTATGGTCCGCGTTACCATGAACTTATCTTGAACCCCTCGTGGGTTCTCGAACCTAAGCTTAACGGTCAACGGTGCTTAACCTGGCTGACCGAGCAGGGTGTGCGAAGCTTCACCCGTACAGGCAGCCGCTTGTTACGACTAACACAAGCCCTTCGCGGGATGAAGTGGCCCGAGACGTTGGTGCTTGACGGTGAGTATTACGAGGGCACGTATCATGTGTTCGATTTGTACCGCGCAGGTGGTAACCTCGACACACGATACCGACAGCTAGCTCACGTGGTTGGTCAGTTTTCTGCCGACTACCCTATACAAATCATGCCACGTTGGGAGAAGATAGGCGCCTACGAGCGTGCGTTGGACGCGGGCTACGAGGGCATTGTCCTCAAGTCCCGAGCCCATCTCTATAACATGCCACCATTCAACCAGAAGGATCCGCTTTGGCGGAAGGTGAAACCATGAGTAAACTAGAAGCGTGTTCTGAATGTGGATCGAAAAACATTTTCTTTCGAGCGATGGCCTGGGTTAATCCTGCCACCTACAAAGTTGCAGAGTTTGAGATCATGGACAACATGAATGTGTGGTGCAACGACTGCCAAGGCGAAGTGGAACTGGAAGAGTTCCCCGATGTTCTTCCCTGCGACGACTGTGGCGAGGCTCTTTACTACGACAATGATGATGAAATGTACTACCACGTCAAGCAAGGGCATGAATGTTTCTTGCACGGATTCAAGGATGAGTCCGCAACGGGCGCGGCCGGACAAACAATGGCAGGCTGGTTTGTCCGTTCTAAAGATCAACAATTACTGACAGCAGCAGCTGCTGATTTTATTGAAAAAGTGAGAACGCAAACCGGCGTAACTCCAGTCTCTGAATCTCTCAATAAGGAGGTAGTTCATATCGACCTTGAGTTTATGCTTAGTGATGCCAAGTTGGCATTGACGGAATTTGATTGGCTAGAAAGCTGGTCACAACAATGGAATATCGAACTAGAATAGGAGGGGAACGTGAGCTTTATACAACTTGAACTTGAGTTCTACAACGTCGCTATACCCGTTGAGTGGGCAGCCTTTGATACGTCAGGTGTGCCCTTGCTCACACGGCAACAAGCTATTGACGAAACCGACACCCTACTTGAAAGCCACTGCTTTCGTATGACCGACAACATTGAGGACTGGCATGCGTTCGTTAACATGCTGATGACGCTGTGTGACGAGGGATACTTGGACAACTCACGATGTATGGAGGCGCTTGGTCCCGTGAACTTTGCCAAGCACCTTGCAGATATTCAGGCCTGCCCTACCTCTGGTGAGGAGGAATGTTTAGATATGGAATGCCCTATCCACGGAGGTCACGATGACTAAAGAACAACCGTACTACCCGGTCGGCACGCGCGTCATTCTACACTATCCATTCGACGTGTTCCCTACTTGCATTGTCGAAGCCGGACAGACTGGCGTGGTCGACGACGTAAGCGAGAAGCACATGTGGATTAAATTAGACAACCACCACGAGGGGCTTGATTACAATTCGATTGTTGTTACCGACGACTTTGATTTTGACTTTGGTATTCGTGAGGTTGCTAACAAGGACAACCTGTCTGCGGCTTTGGTCACACAGGTAAATCTTGGAGACAACTTGGTTGCGTATCAGATGGTCGTTGGACCACTCGACTGCTATTGGTATCCGCTGGACGGCAAGCCAACCGCTGCCATATTCCACAAGGACGATTACGACACGCCTCTTATGTGGGTCGACTCACCGTCACTGGATGATGCGCTAGTTAAGTTCGAGCAACACCTTAGTGAGGCAACTGATGACAATTGATGAACCCTTTTCTTTACATGTAACTAGACTCGCTCGCCAGGCAGAGACCACACGCTTTAAGGGATTGGCCGAGAAGATATGTGAACTCGATAGCGAGAAGCAGCTGAAGGGGCTGGCCATTGAGGCTCCCCGCAAAGACCGCAACGTCAAGGGCTACCTCATTGAACTTGGACCTGACAAGTTTGTGGTTCACAAAGGACCGGTCAACCACCCACTGCTTACTATGCAGCTGCCTAACGGGAAACACATTTTACCTCCGAAGGTTGCTGCTAGTCTTGTGAATGTACATCCGTGGACATTGCACCTAACGCTTTATCGACGACGCAGTAAGCCTGTGCTTATGGCTTGTGAGTACGGCTGCTACTACCAACGCAAACGTGCTGACGGTAAGTTGGGTCGACGCTTTACACGTGATGGTGATGCGTTCCCTACTAGCATCCGTCTACCTCCAGACCTGCACGATCGAATACGTGAAGAGCAAGAGTCCTTGAACGACATTGTCGTTACGGCTCTCCGCTATTGGTTCAAACGGAAACGATAAACTGGGGCGGTAGGATTCGAACCTACACCCTTCGGATTAACAGTCCGACGTACTGCCAATTGTACTACACCCCATCGTTATTAGAAGGGCACCTCGTCATCGAGCTGTCCGGCTGTGGCCGTCTTTGGTCCCCAAAACTTAATGTCTGACACGTTGACTTCAAAGCTTTGTTGCTTCGTACCGTCACCTTTGGCCCACTCTCTCGACGTCAGGTTTCCGTGGAGCGAAACGCGCGTACCTTTTAACAGCGACTTCTCTAGTGCTTCCGCTCGTTTGCCCCAAATCGTACAGCGATACCACGTTGTATTGTTTTTGGGGTCACTGCTAGCCAAACTAAACGACAATAGAAACCCGTTGTCGTATCGCTTGAGCTCTGCATTTCGTCCTAAGTTTCCATCGACATGTACATATGCTGCCATCATTCCTCCAAAGGTGACGAGGGGCGGGGATTGGCAACAACCTAAATACCCCTCGCCACCAGGGTTAAATTGCTATCAACAATCTCTCGTAGACACGCGCCAACAAGCGCACATCCTCTTCGCAATACTCCACAATGAGGTCAAGGTTTCCGTCACGGTATTCATCAAACACCTTGCTTCCGTCCATGCCCTGCATCTTGCTGCCTACTCCTAAAAATCTTCCAATCGAATCCAACTTGGCTGACGAGCGCCGGCCTCCAGTCGAGCAGTGGGTACGCCACCACTCCAATGTGTCCCATAGGTTTGACTCCCATGGCTTTTCAAAGCGCAGTAACTGAACCAAGTTTGTTGACCCTGAACGAAGAGCAGCTGCCATAAGTACAGGCGCATCGTACCCCTTGACATTGTGTGCTATGACCCTGACCCGTCGCCGGGTTTCACGCAGTAAGCCTTCAGCTATTCGGTCTAGGTCTGCAATAATGTCATGTTGATCGATACGAAGCGTGCGCACCATGCCTGCGTCGAACAGAACCTCTCCGTGCTTTGTAGTCTCAAGCGTTCCGATGGCGTAGCTACAACAAACAATCTCACAGTTCAAAGGATCGAACGCCCATGCTCGATACAGTTCCTCTGCCTTGTGCGATTCATACCGAGCTATCTTATCTGGGTCTCGATAGTTGCTTGGAGCCGTACCTTTACCGAGCTCCTCTATCTCTTCGAGTGTGGCCTCGCGCGGTACCACTTCGAGATCGAAAAAGAACAACACCTCACCACGCATCACTACCCCCTTCTTGGTATGCCCACAGCGCACGCTGCGCAGCAATTGCTATGCTCTTTGACAACGCCTCCAGCGCATCCCTTAAGTATTGCCCTCGGGGTGTACAGTGGAAAGTCACATGGACTTCATCGGAGTTCTTCTGCGGTACTGCCAACACGACGGCGACAGTCTCCTCTCCAATCTTGAAGGTAGTGGCATAGCACACACCAATAGCCCACTCGCTCAAGCAGACGTCATCATAGCTCTCATCAAACACCGTGCTTGTCTCCCTGCGTGTCCTTGAGCTCAACCAATTTGTTAATCAAACCAGCTCGTCGCGCTCGGACCATCTCCCATGGCTTTGGCCAAGAGCGATTGCGATTCATTGTTTTCATGTAGAAGTCCAAGCTGACACCGTGATCGTGCAGCGCAGTCCAGAACTCAAACTGTTCTTCCTCTGACCATGTACACTCGGCGTCGTCACCAGTCGGTGTATGAAAGGTCATGTGGTAGAAGTACTTTTGCGCGCCAGTGCTGGCCTTGTACACAGCCTTGTCGCCCTTGTCCCGACCTTCACCCGGAACCATAATGTCAACCTTCTCACCGCTCTTGTGCTGCAGCGTAAACGTGTACATTAAAACAACGTGGTTGTCGTCCTGCTTAACCACAGATGCACCAGTCGGATACGCTGACAAACCATGCTTTGCCATGGCTGGTTGGTACGCTGCCTTCAGGTCTGCGTCGCTCGCATAACTGTAGTTCTGGTGTGAATTAAAACCCGTCCGCTTAATGTACCGGACCTCTTCCATGACAGCGACCACTGCCTCGTGCAAGTTGCTATGCTCCCCCATGATACCCCCATCTAATTGTCACCACTAAATGTGGCTTTTCCTCTTTATCTGCCATCCACTTTTCTACTTCACTACGCCACACACATGCGTCATCCGTCAGCACATCCGACCAGACCAACGCATCGAGGACCGCCTTCTTAATGTTGTCTGCATCTGGCTTGCGCACATCCAGCTCACGTTCGTTCTCATCCTTCTTGCGCATACGTGACTTTGGCCGCTTGCGTACAGCCAACACATGCACCTCAACAGGACCACGTAGCGGTAGAGGTACACCCCTAAACGCTTCGTTCGCTAACTCCTTTATCATCACCTGATACACAGCCGTTGCGGGGTCCGCGTACATACGTGGGCGTCCCCCTCTACACGTGCACCGAGCTCGAGCTTTTCCCTTTGGGTCGCCATTAATGCGAAACCAGATTTCATTTTCCGCTGTCATGATTGGCCTCCAACAGTGGTAATCCAACGACGCATGACTCGCGGTTAAATCGTTTCCAAGCCTGTGAAACCGCGCAAGTGCCTGGGAACAGGTCAACCAGTGTGTCTCCCGGCTCTGCACCCATGAACCGAAACAACCAGTCACAAAAGATTGCCGGCTTTGCACCGCTCAAGCCTCGCTTAAGCGTAATGTTTGCTGCTACCCAATCACGTACAGTTGGCACATCGCGGCTAAGCTTACGTGCAGGCTTAACGAAGACTGGCTCCCAAGCATAACCTGGATTGACTCCTGGCTTAAATGAGGCGAACGGCTTTACCCATACACACATTCGCGTACCAGTAGGCAGTAGCGGAATTATGTACTTAACTGCATCTAGGTTAGCCCCACTAGAAAGTGCCCAACCATCGTACTGCTCAAGTTGTTTGATCAACTCCTCGTGGTCGACCTCTGCACATTTAGGATCATGGCTGTAGTGAATCTTGGCTTGGCCAGGATAAGGAGGATCTGCATAAGCTAGTCGCATAGCACCTCCCGAACACGCTCACCAACGGCGTAGCTACATTGAGGTACAACGGCGTTGCCTAGTCCCCTGTGTCTGTCCATCCTGTGGCGAACCCCATCAGCCACTCGACCCACGTTGGGTTCAGTGCTCCACCACTGGGCTCCTGATGTTGATCGGGCCACTCGTTTGCTCTTGCCATTCCGTGGAGCGTCAGCCTCACTCGACCAACCCGCCCCTCCTTTCCGCCTTGATTTGAGTAGAAGCGAGTGGCCGCTGGAGTCGGGAAGATAGGCGATACAGAACCAGCGCTTTCGCAAGTGTGGGGCACCCACGTCGTTTGCGGATAGTATTTGCCATTCACAATCGTACCCTGCGTCGACCAGTCCACCTGTGATGACGTCAAGGTGTCGAACGACATTTGGCGTGTTCTCCAAGACTGCGACTCGCGGTCGTAACTCGCTAAGTACTCGCTGAAATTCAAACCATAAACCGGAACGTTCATCACCTAACCCCTTACGTTTACCGGCTACGCTCAACCCCTGACAAGGGAAGCCGCCAACAATCACATCAACACGTGGCAGGGTGTCTCGACCTGCCTCCCTCACATCCGTCACGCTTCGATCAGCATCAGGCCAATGCCTCTTCAACACCTTGCGACAGTACGGGTTGCTCTCCACCTGCCACACAACACGAGCATTTAGCGCAGTCTCAATGCCGAGCTCAAGGCCACCAATGCCACTGAATAAAGAACCTATTGTCATCATCAGTCGACCATCTTTAGCATTGGTCGAACACCAATCAGAGCAGCTGCTGTTTTGTGCTCAAGCTGTCGGTGTATTGTTTCGACAGCACCTTCGTATGCTCCTCGAAATGCAACTCGCTGCGAGGCGATGTGACTTAGATCCATTTTCTTAAAGACCTGCCATCCACCACAAGCTTGGATCCCTCGCCAGGTGGCCTCATCCACCTCCCACTTGTACTCCGGTGCGGGGAAGTCAACCCATTCCTCGTCGTTGATGTATCGCCGAACGGGCTCACGGCTGCAGCCAGGATGTGCTGGTGTTCCCAGTCGCTTTGATGCGGCGTCCATGCACGCCGCCCACGCTTGCTCGTACCGAGTCGACACAGGTTGCTGGATACAGCTTCGCAACTGACCCGGCGTTGGCCAGTAATAACTATCCTTTTTACGGAGATAGACCGTAACTGCCTGCAGCACCTGCTCATCGGTTAAATCCGACAAAAGCATCTGGTACATCTCCATACTCTCCAGCATGTCAGCGTCCTTTCGCGAAGGTGGACGCACTCCGCAAGCACGTAAACTTGCAAAAGCTTTCGCAATTGTTTCGAGATCAACTGCCATTTTTCTTACTCCTAGCAAGAGCCAAAAGGCTTGCGCCCTGACCCATTTGTGGTTGGTTGGTTGGTTCGTTCATCGGAGCTACGGACTTCGTCGTCGCAAACTCCCAGTACTCCTCAAATTTGTTTATGATGGTTTGGAATTTTCTGACTATGAAAGCCCCATCTGGCCAAGGCTCCAAACCTCTAAGCTGTCGAGCTCTAAAGTCCTGCGACGTACTCCACCACTGCAAAACCAGCTTCACATCATTGAAACCGTGCAGACTAATGAGTTCGTTGAGCTTGTTTTTCTGCTTTTTGGACCAGCGCATGACCACACCGTTGGCTGCCAGCGCCGAACGAGTAGCCTCCTGAAGTCCGTCAACATCAAGAATTGCTAATTGGGTATTATTACTATCACCCCCTAAAGGGGGTGTAGTATTAGTATATAAGGTGCGTTCATCCGTCAGCACCACCAACTCGCCGTGAGTTTCACCATTTTGTCCCGGTGGTTTCACGGTGGTTTCACGGTCGTGTCCCCTTTCTGCTCGTTCTTTAGTTTCTAACTGACTCGAAGTTTCACGGTCGTGTCCCGGTGGTTTCACGGTGGTTTCACCGGTTTGTCCCACAAGCCGATGGACAAAACGCCAGCCACGATTCCATTTCTTACCGTAGTGCCTTTTGCTTTTACCTGGATGAGTCTTCAGGTACTTCTCGCATAGCCACTCAGGCCACTCGTCTTTGGACAGATCGAGTGCCGACAGCTCGGCAAATTCTTGAAGCGTAAAATTCATTGTGAACGCGCAGCCGACGCGCAAGTGGATTCGTACTGGTACGTTGTCGAACGTTGTCGTACGTTTGCGTGTCTTCAGAACCTGGAGTTCTAATCAGCCGATTGTTTGCGTTTGCCCAACAGGTTCTGAATCCTGTCGGGGGCGCCACCAATCGCTGATAGCCGCCCTCCTTTGTGACTTAATGGTAATTGTGGTTGGTTGGTTACGCGCAGAGAGCGCGCAGGTGTAATGTCTGGAATCAATGCTACAGTTTCAACGAGATTTAATCCAGTTGGATCAAGATAATGTTCGCGAGCGTTGACGGAAAGCCTGTGGCCAACAAGATAATTCACTGACTCGACATCGGCATTTAATTTTTTTAATCCTGTGATAAAGGTCTTGCGGAAAGCCTTTGAGGGTTGGCCTCGATAGCGCATTTCTATATCGCGCCGCGTCTCCTCATCATATTCAGCAGCTGCCACCCTATCCCAGACCGCTTTCCAGCGGTGACTTGCCACGCCATTCAGGCCAGCGACTTTACCCTCTCGCACACCCCATCCCGCCATGTGCTGGGCTAGGTGTTTCGAGATTGGAATGGTTTTGGCTTCCCTGCCCTGCCTCGTCTTGCTGCCTGGAAGATCTTCTGGCATTTCCAGCACGCAGGCATTGAGTCTGAACATGTCCCACGTGAGCGCACAGATCGTAGAGGCCCGCAGGCCCAGGAAACGAGACAGAACGGCTGCACGATACATTTTCTCGCCATTACACTCATGGATAAACTGATCCAACAGCGTCCAAGTGGGTGCATGCGAGGCAGCGATGCCCGCACGTGGCAACTTAATGTGACGTGGGTGCGGAATCGGGTCACCGATCCAGTTGAACAGATCTTTCCAGCACGTGTGGATGTGACCCATATACCGATAGCGAGTATCGACTCCGAGCTCACCCTTGATCGTGTTGTAAAATCGTTTGACGTTCATGAGCGTCAACGCACTCGCATCGACGGCTGTTCTCTTACCACGACAGAGCTCTGCAAAGGCATAGAGGACACGACGCTTCTCTCGCCACGTCTTAGCCCTCACGTCACCATCAATCGACTCTAGGTACATCTCTATGAGCTCATGTAGCGTCTGGTTTACCGTATCCCTCTTACGCCAGAAACCTTTTTCATTGAGGCTGCGTTGAATCTCACCTGCCAAAATGATTGCATCCTCATACTCGGCCACAGTTACACTTGGATTTACTCGCTTACCAGTGACGTACTCATTCCACCGAATAGCAAAGCTGCCGTTTTTCAACTTGTCTATTCTGGCTTTCGGCACGTCGTCACCTCGCGAAACCAGGTGTCAACAACCCCTTGCTCCCATCGGTAAGGCGTATTGTTCCCACCAATTTGAACATAAGGCACCTCTTTTGTTTTAACCTCCATAAGCTTGTTAAGCGTATGGCGAGAAACATTGAGGTGGCGTAAGACTTGGGCCGTCGTCATCCACATGCCGACAGTCTACCCCACGCTACTAAACGTAGCAATGTTTTTTTATTTTACGCTACAAAACATAGCAGGCTACAGCACATAGCCTCACATTGTTAAAAGCATGCTACTGTCTGTAGCGTTCTGCCATCGCCACACAACTTGCCAACATTGCTTCCCGCATCGCTGGAGCATCCAAATAGGCTTCCGTAATGTGGTTCAAAGCATCGCGTTCAGCATCACTCAACTCCGTTAGGCAGCGAGCTAAGATATGAAAAGCCATGTGTTTTCCAGTTACAGATTTACGATATAAAAGTTGCAGTAAAGCAAATCTTTCTTTCATCGTTTCAGCCGGTGGAGCAGAATCGGGGACTAGGCGATCATCGTCAAGTGGCAGTGGCACTGCCTCTAAGACATAGCCTAATACCTTAAATGCTGCCTCAGCACGATTCAATTTCATTGCTCTAACAGCGGATTCAAGATGGGAATACCCCTGCCGGGAAACCCCAATCGCATCTGCCATTTCTTTTTGTGAAACGCCGGCTTCCTGCCGAATACGTTTCAATTGATCAATAAGTTTTTCTGTTGTCATGCTACTAAGTGTAGCATATTTGGACACTCACGCCAACTCACTTGCTTTAACAAGGGTAAGTGTAAAGTTGTCACCGTACAGCTTTGCTGACTCTTCGCAAATTGCAAGAAAATCATCTGCATGCACTTCGTTTGCAAACACAACGCAGCCGGCCGACCACCGACCAACAACAACAGAGTTTGTTCCTGCGCGATGGACGTTCAAGCCAATTACAGAACTTTCAATTTCGCCGTACGGATCGTGATACTCGTCGCGGTTACCGTCACGATAAACATCAACTGGCTTTATTTGAACAAGGCCAGGTTTCCCCTTGTGAAGACCCAACTTGTGGCTTCCACGGTATTGGCCCTCTTTAAGAATCGCGGTACCACTCACTTTCATAGGATGTTGTAAATAAAATAGCCCAGGATCAGTGGTTGCCGGATACCAGTAGCTTACCCATTTACCCTGACTCTTAAAGGTAATTGTTATAAAGTCATCAAAGGCATTGACCTGTGGGGTGATGTCATTGCGGATGGCTACGATATTTACATTGTACTCACCAACTGTAAATGCTTTATGCCCAAGCCTTTTGACGGTTTGTAGCGGTTCAGGGAGTATCATTTTTCACCGTTGGTAATGGCACGTTTGTGATTTCCGCCAGCTCCTGCAATTCCAAAGCACGCGTGCCACACATCGAAAGGAAAATAGCTGCGACAATAAAAAGGTTGTTGGGCGTAAACAAACTCTGCACCCACCGAGCTCGAGCTGCTTCTTGTTCTCGCTCAAACTCTTCACGACGTTCTCGGTAAGCGCGAGCTTCATCATCGCGAGTTTGCAAAATTTGCTTGAGTTCAACCTGCGACGTATTGAGGGTAGCAAACCTGTCGCTTGCCCTGTCGTCGATATGCTCTAAGGTGAGATGCAACTTTGACAAGTCTGTATTTAATTCGTTTACACTGCCTTCAAGCTTTGCAATGCGCTGACCGTGGGAGGCTAGTGTTCTCGTCACCTCGTCACTCACGCCGCACCTTTATCTCGTAACTTTTGAAATACTTCTTTTACAAAAATTCCGATAAAGAACCTAATAATCGGGCCGTCGATAGATTCGGCAATAGCCCCGAAAGGTTTTGATTCATCGAATTTAATTTTATCGTCAACGAAATCAGCAAGGCGCTTAACAACTAACTTGTGTTTTTGTTCTCCAGGCAGCTGCTCGCGTGCGAAGTCGAGGACCAACTCTTCTGCTTTGTCACGTATTTCGTCAACATTAATGTTCTTTATTAAACCCATTTAGTCCTCCAATAAGGTTTGTGATGCGACGCCACTGGGGCGCCGCACCACAGGTCAAGGGGTAGCTCAACCAGATTGTTGATTAGTAAACAGCCCAGAATCCGTAGTTAGAAGCACCGTTCCAAACAGCAACAAAAGTTGCTGCAGAGAAAGGTTGATTCAACAAAGCGGAAGCCGATTCGTCAATTTGCTGCTCGGTATCACCAGATTTTACTGGAGCGCCTGAAGCAGCAGTTGCACCAAGGATGGTTGCTGGGAAACTTGCTGCCCCACTAGAACATTTAATTCGAATACGCTTGCCTTCATCGCCTGAGCCAGTGATTGCCGGCAAAGAGACAGAACAGGCTGAACCTGAATTTGCTAACACCACGTAACCTGGAAACGACGTCAGCGTCATGTTACCGGATCCAGTAGTGTGCTTTTGCAGAGGCTCTTGGTGATCGATAATACCGAGGTTACCAGCAATGACTGCAGGAACTTGAGCGTGTTGGATTGCGATCGCGCCAGCGCCAGTTTTAATAGCCAGTGGGAAGTACTCACCTAAAGGCGCTGCAGCGTTGCCACCAACTGTAGATTCAGCAGCAGAATAACCCTGCATGTATCCGTTGAGCTCAACTGATGCAGCAGCAGCTTCACCAGCACCAGAAGCCGACAAACCTGGTCCAGACGCTACAGTAGCAACGTAGTCACCAGTAGTATCCGTACCCATTGCGACGCTGTTGGGCTGGATCGTAGCAGCAATACTAATTGCTGCAGTTCCGTCAAAATCTGCGGTACCAGAAACGTCACCAGTCAACGCAATAGCACGAGCTGTAGTTAGCTTTGTCGCTTGGGCGGAATTCGAAACAGTTGCTGTAATGGTTGCATTTGCAGTTCCGTCAAAAGTGGCAGAACCAGAGGCATCACCTGCCAACGAGAACGTACGTGTAGCTGCAAGAGCAGTGGCTGTATCAGCATTACCTGTGACGTCACCAGTCACATTACCTACAACGTTACCAGCAAGACTACCCGTTAATGCACCACTCAAGGTAGAGGCAGCGACAGCACTTGCTGTAAGGTCATTGACCTGCATATCATAGAACGAAGCGCCTTTTTTCAATTCCATTTTGCTTGAGCCATTGTACTCAAACGTAATGTCATCACCAGAACCGCCATCAAGTGTAATACCCGACGCTGCTAAAACATCAGCGGTACTGTTGCCTTTACCCATTGTGATGTTTTTATCTTCAACATCAAGGTTTTGTGTATTGATAGTTGTTGTTGTACCGTTTACTGTGAGGTCACCACCAACAGTAAGGTTGCTTGGATAGCTAAGGTTAGCAGCAATTTTTGCAGCAGTAACACAGCTATCTAGCAGCTTAGCTGTAGTGACAGCATCATCTAAAATTTCAGATGTAGCGACTGCGTTAGCAGCGATTTCACTAGCAGTGACAGCATCAGCTTGGATTTTTGCAGCATTGATTGCATCATTTGCAATTTTTGCGTTACTAATTGCGCTGTTTTCAATACGAGCGCCTTGGACACTTTCGAACAAGTAAGCCATTTTTTTCTTTCTCTCTCTAAAAAATGAGCCAATCTGTGCCAGTTGAACAACAACTAACAGCAGCGTATGACTCGGTTAAAAAAGCGGTTGCGGCCCCGTCAATGCTTCCGACAATTGTCACGCCGTTGTTCGAGGCGTTGCCAGAATCTTTGATTCGGTAGTACTGGCCAGCGGGAAGAGGATCAGGAAGTACAACCTGAACCGGGCCGGCTTGCGTATTGACGCTTAGTACAGCGTCTTCGAGGGTGAGGGTTACGGGGGAATGGGAAAAGTCTACGATTTTGAAAGGAAGAGTACCGCCTGCGGAAGCAGACTGTGGGGGGGGCCATTGCGCCATTTTTACGACCGAGAGACAGTAAGGCGAGCTCGAACCGTCCACGCTCCAGTAGCTGAAGATGGATAAAGCACAGCATAGGGAGCGTGCGTTCTTTTTCCATCTTGTGGATTGCGTTGAAAGTTCGAGGTAAGGGGCATTTTGGGCACTAGCGCATCCGCAATAGACACTTGCGTGTCGGACGCTGTAAAGGTTACCGTTCCTGAGTCATACAAAATCGCTTCATCTGGTGCGGGCAAAGTTACATGGTCGGTTATGACAATTTTTCCTATTGTCATTGCTCCACCAGTTTGCAACCTAGCCTTTACAGTATGCAACCATGAGTAATCTACGATTGGAACCTTTACGAAAACAGGGTTTTGAGGTGATACTCCATCATTAACGAAGACCAACTCTAATGAGTCAATCGTTTCTGGCATGTGCTACCCCTATGCAAAACATTGTAACCGATCTATGCAAACGATACAGTTTAGCGGTTGTAAATCTTTTCCAATCCGCGTTTTTGGGTTTGCAATTCCCTAGCCTTTTCCTCATATTTTCGCAACTGCGCTTCAGTCTTGCTAGGGATCTCACGTTGCACACTTGTTGCAAGGCTCATTGCGCGCTCCGCTCCACGGTCGGGCCTTGCTGGTAAATCGACTGGAGACAAACCGTAAGCGTCGAGGAAGTCAATGTATCGCTCTGCAACTGCAACTGGCTGCATACCACCCATCAGACCGCGCAACCATTGCCATGTTAAAATGGCTTTTTTGCTGCTATCGTCACCCCTATCAACAAGAGCGTAATAACCAGGAACATCGTCGCCATCTCTGTAGTAGCTATTTAATCGATCAGACTCATCTGGTATCCACTCTGGTTCGAAGAGCTGCAAAAACAAATGGCCTATTGGCGTTTTAATAAATGCACGCGGTATCCTGTTGGCATACGGTTCTGTCGTTCGTATACCATCAAACTCCCCATCTGTGAGAATAGCATGTGTTTTGAATAAACTACCTGGATCGAATGGCATAATCGTAGACGTTTGACCAACAATCGCGTCAAATGATTCAGCCGTAGTGGGACCACGTACTGTTTTACCGGATTTCTTAGCAGCCAAATCGTGCATTGCTGACAACCCGCCATACGAAGCCAAATTTAATAAATTATACGACAGAAACATTGCGTCGGGTATTGATTGACTTGGCGTTAAGTGCATTATTCGTTTGTTTGTTGGACTTTTGTATTCGCCCAATGCAATTCTGCCTATGTCTTGATCATTAAAATTCATGAACTGCTCTTTTTCAGCATTCAACAAACGTGGTTGTGCTGCGTAAAACCTTGCAGGTAGCGCAATTCGTTGTGGATTCTTCGCGGCAGCTGTCCAGAACGCATCCATGTTTTTACGTATAAACGTGTAAAACGTAAATACCAACCGACCCCATGACCTCTCGAATGGAGTCAGGGTGCTGTAATCGTAAAGGCTTTCACGAGCTCGGCGCGCAGCTTGTGCAGGCGCTTCACCTCGTTTTAATGCGTCTAGGAAAGTGCCTACACGAAACTGATATTCCAGTGCGTCGTTTGTTTTGCGTAACGTGTCTTGCAAATCTCCAGCGACTCGCTGTGCTGCCTTAAATACGCCGGGCGCTGAACGAAGCATTTCATCCATGAGGTACTTGCCGTTTTCAATTTTTGCGTAGGTTCGGTTGATGCCGTATTGCTGCGCTACTTCGTGTAGTTCGTCGACACTCCACACGTTGCCTCTTCCATCAACGAAAGTCGATGCGTCAGGATCTACACCCTTGACCCCACCTCTAGCTTCACGCATTACCATTTTGCCAGTAATCAATGGGTGGCGGAACATTGTTCCAACTGTGCCAGCAACGCGACCACCCTGCGTCATAACAAGTTGTTCGGGCACGGATAAAAGGTTCCCAAGCATGTACCAAGGCTTTACCATCAAATAGCCAAGCGTCATTGCTTCACGAGAAAACGCTCGCATATTGTCAATTAGTTTTGACCTAGTCATTGCACGCGCGTCTACAAGCCCGAGTTCCCGCATTCGACGTATTTCATTTTGTAGCCAAGGCACCATTGTGACGTTGTCTCGACCGGTCGTAAACAGATCGCGAGATTCTAATGGAATCATGCCCTTATTTTTGAGAACGAACTCGTCCAAGCCTGTTCGCCGCAAATAGTTAAGAGCTCTCGTTTCAGCAACTGTTCCGCCGCCGCTTAATATGCGCTCGATTCTTGCCGGCGATGGCTTGGTAACAAGATCTTTTGCAACCTTAATAGCCGGATCATTGGCTTTCAAAGCAAAACCGTTTCGGATTAAGTCCTCTGTCGCTTGCGACATATACGTTCGATTTCTTAATTGTAAAACAACGTCAGTTAGCCACTCGCCATATTTCATCCCAGTAGGCGTACCTAAATCTTTAAGTATGGCAGCGGCTTCCTCACCAAACACATTAGCAAGGCTTTCATTTGAAACAATTTCCTGAAGATCAATTTCTCGTTGTGGATAAAAAAACTTTTCATAAAGAATGCGCGCTTTTTCATCTCGCAACGCACTTATCTTTTCATCAAACGTACCTTGTATGCCGTACAATTCCGGAGAAACCCTACCCGAAACACTACCGCCTTTGACGTCGCCTTTTTTGCGAGTTGCTTTTATCAACGGCTGAAACAGACTCTGGGCCACAATCTTAGCCTGATAAGTCATGTCTTGATCTAGGCGCGCGAACTCCTGATAAAGTTTTCTCTTGGCATATGAAAGGTTTTCATTCATCAACTTAACAACGTTATCGCCAAACATTTTGCGCAGCTGCTCGTCATTTGACTTCAAGTACCGACGAATAAACTCGGGTTGTTTGACGCCGCCTTTCCCAAGATTGTCTGCTTGTCGCCACGCTTGAACGAGCTGAACCTGTTCGGGTTCGATAATCTTATACTGACGTGCGTCGTCCATTACTTTGGCAAATACTTCTGTATCGGACAAACCTTGTTTTCGATATTTGTTAATGTCACTTAGCAGGTTTGCCGAGTTTGATGACACTTTACGAAACACCTCGTCGAGGGCAATCAGTGCTGGCTTTGTTAACCGAGCTCGGTCAAGGTTCATCACCTTGCCTAGCGTTGCTGCAGTCATTGAGCGCAAGCCGCTGCGCAAGTTAGCCGGCATCGCTTTCATCAGAGCATTGCCCATGCTGCGGACCAAGCCGGATTTAGGCAGGATCATTTGCTGCGTTGCTGCTCGACCTGCCATTTTACGAATGACTGCTTCGCGAAACACAGCAGCATCTTCAAGCGTAATAACGTTGTCGTTAATGTTGATTGGTACGTTGTAATCAGTCGCTAGCTTTTGCATCTTTTGCGCTTCAGCGCTCGACAGCTTTGCTGCATTGACGCCATCGACTTTGACGCGATTTTTTATTGACGCTCGTTCAAGCGGTTCAAGTGCAACTCGTACCGTTGATGTGATTTCGTCTGCTTCTTGAGGCGTTACCCACACGTTTGAAGCGATCATTTTTAGCTTGTCGCTACCTGCCCGACGTCTAGCGACGACCCGATGAGCTTCGCCAATCAATTGCACCAGCGCTTCTTGCTGTGGTGGCAGTTCACTAAGCAGCGGTAAGCCTGTTTTCTGACCAACGTAAACTGATTCAGCTAACTTCGATGGTTGGTAGGTGATGCCAAATACTTTGTTGATTAAATCAACATCAGGATCAGATGCTTTTGGGCCAGGCGCCAGACCATCAATTTGTGTTTTACCGTCAGGCGTCATGGTAACGCGCGTTTTGCCGACTGTTGCCTCGGTCACACCAGGCTTGACTTTTATGTCCGGTCGCAGCGTTTTTGCACCAGCACCGCGACGTGCTACCCGTTCAAGTTCTTCGAGATCGACGCCAGCTTCATCGGCTAGTTCCTTCATAATTTGCTGAACTTCGCCAGACTCATCACTTACTCGATACGTTTTATTAACTAAACCGCGACGACGCTTGACCATTTCAGCAGCTGCTATATCAATTTCCGTTCCCATTAAATTTCTAAGAACCGCAGCAACACCTTCGCTAACATTGTCTGCGTTCTTAATTGTAGGCAGCGCTTTGAGTAACTCTGCAGACATGGTAAACGGTTTTGTAGCTGTCGCAAAAGTAGGAATGCCAGCCGCTAATTCTGCCAGCATTCCAACACTTGTTGCTGTAGAATAAGCATCACCATTTACAAGACCGCGAAAATGATCTAATCCGCTATAGTTAGGCTTTAAACCCTGGGCTTTCGCTGCAGTCTGAAAATCAGAGACAATGTCATCGCGACGTTTGTACTTTTGTAGGCCGCGATCCCACCATGTTTTGGCATCGTAGCCACGCTGCTCGGCAGTAACACCAAGCAACATTTCACCAACAGTGCTGGCTACTTTATCGCCATAAACCTCATTAACATCCGATGCTTCCCCTTCAACTAGAGACGCATAAGCGTTCATAAGGCCAGACTTTATTACTGCACCCGGTGACGAGCTGAACGGCAAAAGATAGCGAAGATCGACTTCTTGTTTTTCAATATCGGGCAGTGATTTTGCTGCTTTTTTAAGTTCTGTGACTGCTTTACTAGTGGTTTGTCCAGCTTTTTCCGGTAGCGGAATACTGTAAAAACCCTCGGTCAACTGTGGCTGTATTCCTAACTGGCCAATGTTATACAAAATTGCCTGATACCAGCTTTCATTGGGAATAGATAAAGCCTTTTCACCGTATAGCTTTTTTAGTTCTTCGTTATGAATCTCGTTGAGGCGATTCTCTTGACGCAGCTCATCCTGCTGTTCGTCGGTAAGCGTTGTCGGAATAGGCTGTGGTTTGGCGTAGCCCTGCTGAATAGTGATAGCTTTAAGGTACTTGTCCCAAAACGTTTTTGGTTGCTGAGGCGAAACGACAATGTCATCACGCTCTTCCTGACGCTCCTGCTTTATGAGCTCGTCACTTTTTAAGTCTGTGACGCGCTTAACCTGCTCATCTGCATCGAGTTTGTCCTCTGCCATTTCACGAATTGCGAGTTCTGCTTCCGCAATTTTAGGGTCTAGGGGCTCGCGAGGAAGATCATCAAGCTTTAGTTCGTTGAGCTCAACGCCCTCTCGGCGCATCCGATACAGTTCCTCAAGAGTAGCCATTTTACTGATCCATCACTTTGCGGATTTGATCCTCTGGCACACCGACCGACCGAAGATACTCTTCTAAAGTCAATCCGTTTTCATCTAGCGCCTTGTCTAGTTGGTCCATTGACCACGGCAGATTTTCATCCATGTTGGCCAGAACTTCTAAAGCTCGACCTTTTGATTCGCCTAATGGGTAATCAGGTTCATCTGGGGGATTGGCATTCAACTTTGCAATTTCAGCCATTGACTTTTTCATAGCTGGGGTAACGTCAGGCAGGTCAGGTCGATCTCTCGGATTAGCGCGCAAGTCGTCAGTATTAGCACTTGACTGTGCCATTTGTGATCGCAAGTCAGGCAAGTCCGGACTAAACGCTTGTTCTAACGCTTCTTCGTCCTCATCCCGAAATTTTAGATCACGCAGGTCTTCGCCTTGCTGTTCTGCTTGATATTTTATAAGAGCCTCGGGCGTGAGCGAATCCTCTAACTGAACCCTTTTTTGCTCCTCTGAATTATCAACGTAGTTCGGGTTATAAAGTTCTTCTCGTGTGTCTTCTAGCAACTCATCACGAGCTTGATCAATTTCTGCTGTTTCAGCGTTTTCAGCAAATTCCCTATCCAATGACTCATCATTAGCTTTTTGTTTCGCTTCATTCTCTGCATCAATTTGAGTATTTAGTTCTACAAGGTTTTGATCTATTTGTGCGTGGTCACTCGCGACTCTAGCGGGCTCATCATCAAGCAAATCGTACAGCCAATTTTCATCCTCTTGCGTCATTGCAGACGATGCGATTGGTTCCTCAACCACTTCGGTTACTGTGCGGTCAGTGCGTCTATTGCCACCAAACAAACGTCCCAGGCGAGTACGAGCCACAGCTCGGCCAGGCAAAGGAGCTCCTACCGCACCGAATGGATTGTCGTACGCATCAATAATTTCTCGGCGTCGACCTTCCCAATAGTCATCACCCTTTGGCGCCTCTGGCATTGCGAACTGACTTTCAAGTTGCGAACGCATTTGCCCAGGACGATAGCGAACTAGGTTTTCTGGTACACCTGCGTCTAGCATTTTCTTTTGCAAGGCCTCTTTGTCCTTAATCCCGTCGAGTTGCGTCCATTTTTCAACGTAATCAGCTACGACACTTAAAGCCTGATTGATTCCGCGACCGTCCCCTGTAAGCGACGCAATACCTTCTACAGGACCTGGACCGCCTTTGTAGGCATTTGCTAATCGGTCGCGATCGCCAAAGTCGCCCCAAACATCAAGAGGCAATCCACCTTGTTCTACTTGTTGTCGAAGCTTTAAAATCTCTTGTGGCAACAGGTTAGTTAAATACGTTGCCGCGGCTTGCTCTTGTTTATCATCGGGCTTCATTAAGACATTCTCGCCACCTAGGGCGTTTTCGATTTGACCTTGAATGTGATTGAGACGATTAACGAGCAGCTGCTCCTGTGCGTCAGTCAACAGATCTGCATCATCGACAGCTTTATCAATTGCAGTCTCACGATCTTCCAACGCATCATCGTAACTGCCTTGATAGCGCATACGTTCACGCTCTAATTGTTGTAGAGCTCTTAGCTTTGCTGTTGGGTCCATTGCCTGGACGCGCATGCGGAACAGTTCAGTAGTCCACGGCGTTCGAACCTTCAGATAGTTAGCCATCATAGAGGCAAACTGATTGAAGTTTTTACCTGGAGGCGCCACATAATAAACGTTTGGCGACAGTTGCTGTAATTCAGCCATTAGACATCCTCCTCAAGGCCATCTAGAAAATCAATGATACGTTGCGGGTTTTTGCGTATTTCGTTGTCAACACGCGCGTACATTGCTTGTTGTTCGGGGGTCATGCCTGCTAGTAGGTTGGTCGTTGTCTCTGGAGGCGGAGCAGCAAGCATGGCTAAATCGGCACCAACGCCCTGCATCAAGCCAAGCATTGCATTTTGACTGTCTGTTTGATAGCCCAACCTTCCTGCTCGCAACGCAGCAATTTCTGCATCAAGTTCACGTCGACGTTGTTGAGCTCGATTAAGAGCATCCATGTTAAGCAGACGTCTCGCGTCAGTTTCTGTTTTTAGAATTTCAGATGCAGTGTCACGTCGGCTTTCAAGTAAATCAGCACCGCTGTTCATTTCAGCGATGCCTAACAGTGAATCGTTTTGGTCCTGCAGTTGACGGCCCCTATTCGCAAGAGGTGACAGTATCTGCGCTTCCTGCATTGCCTGTTGAGCCTCATTGATGCCGGTACCGTCACGTTCTCGTTCAAGCTTTTTTTGTTCTTCGTCGAGCTCTTCAGCACGCTTTTTGGCTTGTTGTGATGCCGTAATCGCACCAATACCCTGCGTACCTAAAGAAGCCGCCATTAACGCTAACATTGGGTCCATGTTATCCTCCCTCTCCGCTTCCAGGAAATGTTTCAATAAGTAAGTTTCTTACACCAAGACAAACTTGTAGAACTTTAGGCGAAGCTACACCTTTGTCATACAGCAAGCCTATGTCGTACCAGCCGGCTTGTGTAACGCTAAACACATCGCAATTTTCAAAGTGACAAACCGGCATATAGCCAACGGCTTTGTCTGGATAAGAGCCTGAATCCACCCAACTTTCAAACTCACTAAGCGGTTGAGCTCCTGCTCCGTCTTTCCAATTGACAATGTCAATGACTTTTTCTTGCGGATAAATTACCCGTCTTGTGACAGGACGCTCGGTCCAACTTGTATCACCAACTTTTTTATACGCTAGAGTAAACGATCCCGCACGACTGCCTGTTGCCACCTGTGGATATGTTGCGACAGGTTGAGACAAGTAAGATGACGCCCCCTCCGGATCGGCCTGCTCCATCTCGCTCATCACAATGTATTGCCAACTAGCAAACAATTGAACTAGCGTATTAGCCTCGAGGTAAACTCTGCGTCCCATATGCGGTACGATGCTTTTCTCATACGGCTGAAGCAACTGCGGATAAATAGTGATCCGTGTTGGTGACGGCATGCCTGTCCATGTATGACACCACGGTACGACGTAAGGGCTTTGGACATGAACCGGTGACAAGCGGTCGCCATTTCCGCGACTATCTGAAAACACAGACTGCAGCGACCCGAGCGTTCCATGTATCGGAAATCCATAGCTTTCTGTTTTGTACAAATCGATTGTTTCTATCGACCCGTTTACAATGTCAGGAACAATAATTCCGCTATCGACGTATTCACGAGCCGCTTCTAAGGCTGTGTTTACATCACTTGGAGTCATTGAGTTGCCATTTGCAACTAATGCAAAGGGATTAATAAACGCCATCACACCACCAATAATTGGCTGCGCTTGTACTTCATGACATAGAGCAGCGTATGTTGAGGGTTGATTTGACCTACCGTTCGGTATTGAAGATAAAACTTAAGAGAATCTCCAGCCGAAAGCACAATTCCCGAACTATTGTTGGGGAGGGCTATCATAGTGCTGACCGATCCATGATGGCCAAACACTTCGCTAGAGGCGTAGCCTGTCATAGCTCCACCCACTAAACGCATGGTTTCATTTATTCCAACAACAACACCGCCACCATTGAGCTCATACGCTAGTCGTATTTGAAATAAAGACCCAGTAGGAATGCCGTGAGGATTTGCGCCCACAGTACTGTTAAGGTGGACAGTGGCACGCACTACAAGGGCCTCTGCCGATTCCAATAAAATGTCAGAGGTAACAAAACCACTCGGTGGTCCGTAAGGAATTGTTGACCAACCTGCAGAGGAAATGTTTTGACGTGGTGTTGTGTGCTCTATTCGAGCTGCTAGCGCTGCTACAGGAGCCGCTTGCAACACAGAGCCATCAATTCCCTCTTCACGTATGTTAGAGCTGTCTACCTGTGAAGCAGCAAGCGCATTAAGAGGCGTGTTTAAATCACTTACATCTGAAACCTGTCCAACAGCAGGTGCTATGTAGTTAACTTTTCCCATAACTACCTCTTCACCTGCCTGATAAATAAGTTTCTTGGTCCAATCTGGTACGCCGTGGGCGCTACAGCCACCATAGCTGCATAAATATATCTGCCAGAACTACCCACTCGTATGTGCATTCCTACGCGATGCTGTCCTGCACCAATCGGCACGTATTGTTTTACGTGTCGCGATGAATAGGCGTAGGCTGCGCTCATGCCTGACTCGGCAACCACTCGACCATCTACCGTTACAACGAGACTCCACGGGTGGTTGTATGGCTTGTCAGGAACTGTCGGTGTTTCAGCATCAATTCCTAACGATTGAACCGTAACAGACCCTTCTATAATCAAGCCGCCATCTGTCGTATTGATCAACATTTCCATTTTGTCTGTACCAACAGCAGTACGTGGAACAGGGTACATAGTACCGACAGGCTGACCTTTGGACTCAAGCGTAATCGATGAGCTCTCACCGATATAGTCGTAGGACGTGGCCGCTTCTGCAGCAAGCTTTACAGCCGGAATAGCCGACTGATTAAAGTTATCTCGGTCTAAACGACCGTTATACTCACCTATTACCTGCCTCAACGTGTTGTTGATTTCGTGCGGCGTAAGTGGGAGCCCGTCAGTCAACGGCTTTTCTGGTCGGAATACCTTTGCCATTAGACCGCCTTCGGAGTTAGTTTTTTAATTTGAGTTGGCGAACGACTTGGTACAACCTCAAGATCATAACTAACGAGAGCAAATCTACCCTCTTCCGATGCCGTGGTACTCAAAGCTGCAAGAGCATAAAGGCTTTCAAATGCTTGCAGTGGCGCCGGCCCTGCTGTCGTATCGAGCCGCAATATCGTTGATCGATAGTCTGCGTAAACGCTTTGGCCCCATACACCTAAAGACCAAAGCAGCTGCTCACGCTCACTGTTTAAATATCGAACGAGCTCACTGCCTACATTGCTAATGGCATTGTGATCTGTAGCCCAGGCTCCTAGTAACTTTGCATCTAGCCCATAATCAATCACCACTGGCTGATAGTGAATGACCATGGTGCGCTCGTAGCGAGTACCAAAATCCAACCAGGCTGTGTGGTACTGAGGGTTAACGTTGCGAAGATCACCTAGCGCGTTGCTTGCAGGACTATATAGTAGAACCCCATCAAGGCTGTTTGCAGTGGTCCAAGAGCCTACAAATAACCTTTGGTATTCATCATGCGACGACGCAAAACAATTGACCGGGTACCCATCACGAAGAGTCCAAGTGCGGTTGGCGTAGTGATAACATAAACCAAGGTTAGGTTGACTCTTCCCAATGGCTGGCACCTGAATCCAAACTTCTTGATCTTTATAATTTACGGCTGATTGAACGTTTACAAGATTCTCAACAAATACTTGTTCTCGCCAAACCTTATCAATCGCCTTGCTAAGGTGAGTTAATTTCGCTTGAGAATCTAAACGCTCTAGCAGGTACACTCCGTTTTCAGAGACAAACATGAGGCCCATTGGGGTAGCAGCAAACCCATTTGGGGAAGAGCTGCCTATTTCTTCGGTGAGCGTGACTGAACGAAAGCTACCTGGTTCGCCTTGTATTAAATAAATACCCCGTTGCTTAAACACAACAAGCGTGTTGTCTGTAGCGAACATGCCTGTAATTTCACCACTGTCACGGTCACCGAGCTGTAGGAAATTTCGAAATGGAAACTGCTCAACGTAAAGCGGAGCGCTGTAAAACACGCGATCAGGGTACTCACTACATCCAGCCAGAAAACAAGTGCCTTTCATCATTCGGATAAACTTCGCACCACGAGGAAATGCACCTACGTTTTGCGGATTAAACAACTGACGGAGCTCGGTGTCTGGCTTGTCGTCGACATACATAATGCCAGCGCCGACCTCAAACGTCTCAATGAGAAAGCATTCAAACTCTTGGGAGTTGACGGTGTTTACAGATTCGTTTTGCGGTTGGTATTGCTGAACACCTAATAACGTTAAAACAGAATCTTTATAGTCTAATTTATAGTTATAAACGCCACCTGTTTCCTTAGCGTAGTTTGTTTCTGATACGCGAAGGTTTGCAGTCCGATACAAACGAATAGCTGAAACATTTTCAGGAGCCTCTTCAATTTGAACGCTGATTGAACGCTTGTTTCGTCGGAGCTCATTGCGTCCAGAAACAAATACCAATTCAGACAACGGAGACTCTTGGCCTAAATCATTAACATAGCTAATTGCATACCCATATCGCCAAAGCGGATTTGGAAATGTGTCACTGTGTGGCGTACCGACGCCACGTTGCTGGTTCGCCAATACATCACAACCACGAATAGGCGAGGACTGGTCGTCTACATAGACGTCTAATTCGCGATTTACACTCGGATTCCATAGACCAATTGCGCGTCCTGTTCGATCTTCTTGATCAAAATCAACATTCTGATCTGCAACAATAGGGGGCTTGGGTGCTCGATCAAACCCTATACGTACAACCTTGGTGCCATCCCATCGGGCCGGCTCGTCATATCCGTTAATAAAATAAAGCCAGCCCCCATTGGCCATGTATTGAGTGCGTGACCAGGGTCCGTCTTTAGTTGTTCTGCCACTCACGACCGTGGTTAGTTGATCACCACTGCTTATACTTGGATTCCAATAAGCTAACGTACACTGACCGCTTAGTTGATACTCGACCATAAGGTATCGCCGAGCTCCGTTGTGCTGTGACCACCAGTGTAGCGTTTCAATCGACAAGCCAGGCTGCGGCAAACCAGCCTCGGTAACTGAAACCACAGGAACCAGTCCGCCCGACTCCCTCCAGGCACCTCTGGGATCGTGCCGCAAGTTGATCGCCTTGTCGGCATACGGAGCAGTCGCTGACCAACTCTGATCGATACCGAGAGGATTGTCGACTGATATGATAGAGGTCGTTCTCACGGTCCACCGAATTCAATCTTTGGCTTAAGGATGAAGCTCGTGGCTGTACCCCACAACCCACGACGCGCATTTGTAGAGCGCGATGTTAAGTATCGACGGCGCATTTTATCAAGCAACGAAGCGCTCATTTTACCGTGATGAGCTGCTAATGCAGAACCGTCTGTTTGCGCAGCTATTTGCTCAACAACCAAATGGACTAAAAGACTGTGGAACTCCTGTGGAAAATGCGGAACATCTCGGTCTTCCTCTAATAATGGAGGCAAATAATGGTAACGAATTGAAAGCTTTATTACCCGATCTGGCTTCGGATAAAGACGAAAGTAATGTGCTGGAAGCGGTTCGGAATATCGTTGGACAAGCAGTTGCTCAACGACGCCATCACTCACAGCGGTCACGTCAGAGTTTAGGCCCAACGCGCTCCCAGCGTTAATTCTGTACCAAGCTCCTGGCGCTTCATTTGCCTTTAAAGCTTGGCGTCTACGATACAACACCTTGTTAGCACCAAAATCAACTAACGGACTAGCAGGGTCACCGATTACAGGAGTATTTGTAAAATTCGTTTGAGTGCTGGTTTGCGTAATCGACAATGATGCGCTTGGCCCTGTCTCAATTCCAGCCGAAACCCATGTGAACATGTACTCGTATGTGTTGTTTGGAATAAGAGACCCACCAGCAGATGCTGATAGCGCCACTGTTGAAACATCAGGTGGTCGGCTAAACTGTTGTTGGCCAAACTCCGCACCAAGTTGCGCGTTGTTTGGGCCACCATATTCAGCCGAGGTCCTATATTCTTGCGCTGTCTGATTTTCTAATACAAATGCGAGAGGCGTACCGTGTTGGTCTTCGTACAACGGACGGCGCTGTTCTTCCCATTGAGTCACAGCAGAAAGCGGACCACGCTGATCTTCACGATTAACAATACCCAACACGTCAACACAATCAGGTGGTAAACGCCAACGCTCAAACGATATGACTGCAGGCGCACTACCTGTGTGAGTGGACGTCGTCCAATTACGAACCCACGGGCCACCTGCTTCAGCAGAAATAACGCCTATCGTGTGACTTACGCCATCAGGATCAGTAATGACTGCACCCTCAAGACCATACGTGTTGTAGGTAGCAGCAAATGCAGCAAGGCTTGCTTTATACGAGCCTGCTGTCCATGCAACATCGGGGTCAGTAGCAGCGCCCTGGAGGTCAGGCATTACGGTGTAGTCTACGGTTTTCTGTAGAAAATCCCACGCATGACCACTGCAAAGCTGACGGTAGACATTATTGATGCGGCGAATAACTGAAGACTCGTAGGACGAGCTCTGTGGATCAAAGCTAAGTGCGTCGGCTATTTCCTGTCGGATCTGTCCGAGGTTCATACAAGTCCCCAAAAAGAACAGCCGGGCTCAAAACCCGGCTGCCTCAAGCACAAAGGTGAGATACCGGCCTAGATTTTTATTCGCACTTCACGTAGCAGGGAGCCAATAGATCAGCGCCTGTTGCGTTTGCGACAAGAGCATATCCAAGTTGGATTTCGCCAGCAGCGGGCGCGGAAGCCGCAGGCACGCCTGCAGTAGCACTTGGGATAAGCACATCACCAGCGGCGATACCGTTAGGTACGAGAGCAAAGGCACACACGCCGCGCGTGAGTACTTCAACCCAACCGCCTCCGGATTTATCTTCAAGCACAACACCAACAGGCATGGGAAGCGCAGCAGAATCAAGAGGCTTGACGCTATTGCCAATGCCAAACGCTGCCCCTGCTGGATCAATACCGACCCATTGGCCTGCAAGCAGCACCGTGGCAGCTTCGCTATAAAAGCTGCGCACTTGACAATCGCCGTTTTCTTGTGGGTTAAAAGCAGAATCTTTTAACGAGGCTGTAAATGATCGTGACATTCTAAATCTCCTAGTAGTCGGCGTTCACAACGAGGGCGGATGTTCCGAAGTACCGGCCGACAAGCTGTCCCATGTGGTGCATGAAAGCTGCTTTGGTGTCGTAGCCTGGCTGGCTCTGGAACTCGCTTAGCTTGAAGTAGAATCCGCTCTGTCCAACCCATTGGATTTGAGCGTGGTCCAAGAAGATGTACGAAACATCAGTTGCGCCCATCGCAGAATAATTTGTTGAGTTAGGAAGATCGGTAACTTCGAGCGGAATACCGTTGTAAAACTGAACAAGCTTTCCGCCATCGAGCTCACTTTCAGTCAGGTACCGCTCTTGCGTTTGAAGCAAATCTTTCATGTTCTTACAAGCTTCAATGGACTGATAACCGCGAATCGAGTTGCGGCTTGTACCAGCCACACCAGCCAAGCGATTAATGCGAGCAATGATTTCAAAAAGGACAGGCAGGTGGTTTATTGAACCGCCGGCAACATCACCATATTGGTTTTGGAAACCAGGAGCGCCTGCATGAAGAGCACGGCTTACATGGTGAATCGTATTTGTTTGAGTTCCTGGGGCTCGGTTCTCAAGAAGACCCGTTGTGTCGGTAACACCGTTAAGGGTGACCGAATCCGACATGGATGGAACATTACCGAACAGCAACTGCTCCTCGAACTCGGCGCGAAAGCCTTGCTCGGTGTCCTGTAGGCGGCTCTCTAGAATTGAAACAATCTCTGCTTCACCACGGTTAAGACGCTCTTCGTGGCCAGAAATAACGACAGGACGGATACAATCCATCCAGCCTTCCCAACCAGGAGTGCCAACAGGCTGAACGGTCATGTTGACAGGCTCATATCCAGTCGAAAGCTGTGTGGTTTGGCTATGACGATTGAAACGCCAAGAGACGATCATCCGCTCGCCGCCCTGCTGTTCACGCTTTCCCATCTTATCGATGTTGGCAAGTAGCGGACGATTAATGTCAAGCGCATCTACGATCTCATCGTGCAGCGCAAAAGCCGTGGTTGAAAGTAGTTGATCGCTAATAGTTAAGTTAGTGGTAGGCACTTTTAGTCTCCTAGACAGGAAATCCAACGAGGTTACGTTGCATAGTTTAAGACAGAAAACTTAAATATGCAAACCACTTTTCATGTATGCAAACATGCAATCATCTGTATTGCTTTATGCGCTTTGCGTAATCTCGCTCCATTTCGTCTGGATGCTCGCGGTAATAGCGCATAATTTCAATTGCACTTGCTCCCTCTGGCGGTCCCGATTTTCCTTTGGGGAAACTGGACCCTCGACCGTTTGCTTGGCGAGCTCGTTTGCGCGATTCGTCTACGCCGTTGGTAGTGCTAGCGCGCTCAACTGTTTCACCGCGCTTTGCCTTGATTAAGACGTACGCATCCTCTGCAGAGATTGCGTTGTTCATACTCTTACGCAAATCAACAATTTCTTGTTTTAACTTTACAAAGTCAGGATTTTTCTTAGCAAACGCTTTGAGCTCAACGACTCTTGCTTCTGTCGCAGCCTTTTGTTTGACCTGATTGTATTCTTCTTGCTGCTTTGAGATGTTTGAATCGAGCTGTTCGAAATAGGTTTGCATTCGCTTTGCTACTTCTTGCTGAACAAGAAACGCCATACCATCGGGTGTAAAGGGATCTGGTGCTTCGCCTTCAGGCGCCGCTACAGCATTACGAGCTCCGTCATCTTGAAGCAGCTTATACATACGAAGACGCTCTTCAGACAGCATAGACTGGGCGTCTTCAAGCGAACGTTGTCGCGCATCAAGTTCTGACTCGCGTTGCCTATAGCCGTCACCTAGCGATGTGCTTTTACGATACATCGCATTGAGGACACGTTGAGCCTCCGGCGAAAGGTTTTCGAGGTCAGCAGCCGAAGGCTCCCAATTGTCTCCACGAGCATCAAACCGTTTCATCCAGTCGGGTGCATCGTCACCAAGGAGGTCACTCTTAGGTTCCTCTGTTGAGACTTCTTGGGTTTCTTCGACGGCTTGAACTTCTTCCTTTGCCTCTGGTTCAGGCGTTTCAATTGGTTCAGGAGTTGCAGTTGGTTCTGTTGGTTGTTCCATGATTACACCATTGCGCTAAAGTCTTCGTCGCCTGGCTCTTCAACAGGTGCTGGCGTTGCTTCCGCTTCTGCCACTGGCTGCTGCATCGCTTGTTTGACTTGTTTGTCAGTAGACATTTTGTTGATCATGTTGGCCATCTTCAGCAGTCCCTCATCGGAGGTCGACTCAACGGCAGGATCGAACGCATACTGCTCGGCACCAGCCATTGCGGGCACTTGTGCAAAGGCGGTCACCTGTGCGTACAACGGTGCAGGAAGGGCCTCTACGGGCTCTTGTACCTGTACAGGCTCTCCTGCCGGCATCTGTCCATCAGACAACTCTGCGATAGCGTCAGCAGCCGTTTTGCCTAACGCATTGACGCGCTTTGGTGACAGCGGCTTTTGGGCCATAGGGGCCTGCCCTACCTCAGCCATTGCTTGTTCTTGTGCAGCTGCATCGACTTCGGCCATCTTGGCTTCCACGTCGGCATCAGTTGCTTCGGTATATCCCATAGGATCATTTTCCGGCATTTCTACTCCTCATGCGATTACGCATTGTGTCTTGGCTTTCGTCATAAAAGCCTTTGTCACGTAGTTCTCTAAATTCTCGATAGGCCGGATGCTCTTCATACATCCGATCCATTTTTCGAAGCTTCTCGATTTTTGCGCGGCGATTTTCCGTGTTTTGCCGGGCTATACGCTCATAGTCCACATTGGCACCGTCTAAAGCGACAATGCCTTTTTCCTTCATGACCTTCTTACGATGCGCTTTAGAGTGGATGCGCATGTTCAAAGCACGGTCAAAGTACGGATAATGCTTGCCGTAGCCGGCTTCGTCGCCCAAATCAATCGGTGTTGGTAACTCAATCAATGAAACGAATTGCTCTGCACCACAGTTAGGACAAGTCGGATTGTCGTTGTCGCCCATACCTATGAGCTCACCGTTATGCTCCATTACTTCATAACTGGTGTTACAGGACGTACATCGCCTGGAATTAATTAGGGGCATTAATAATCTCCTGTCTCTCAGACAAAACCTCGTCCGGCAATTCAGGAGAAGGCACCCGATCTATTTGCGCCACAGCTTGACGAGCAGCTGCCTTGACGTCCTCATCCGCAAGCAAATCGCCTAATTCCTCGTCGGACAACACTTCCTCATCCGGCCCTAATTGCGACAACGTGTCCCAGGTAAAGTCATCTGGGAGGTTGTACAGTTCGACCAGGTAGTTCAATTGCAACTCTGCCATGCGCTTTGCTTGCGGGGTTACCTCTTGCGAGGTTGCTACGGTGACAAGTTCCATTAGTTGGGTATGAATCGAAATAAATTCTTGTCGTCGTTGCGCTTCAGCTATGGGAGTGTTTGCAATATCGCTAAGAGACACAGCCCAGTTAGCGCCCAAGAGCTCCACATCAAACTCACGAACCTCGCCGTGAACACGTACAGAAAACGTTCCTTTCCCGCCCAACGATTCGTACAATACACGCATGTACAGGCGAACCAATCTACTTAACGCTCTGTCCATCCGCTTACGAAGCTTGCCTAGAGTCGTCTCGGTGTATTGAGACAAGGTGTGAACCTCAGTAGCGGTCGCGTAATTAAGCGCCTTACCCCTCGTAAAGTCAGCGATGCCCTGTGTTTCAGCTTGATTTTGTCCCAATACACCGAGATAGTCGAATATCGTTTTGCTTACTGGCTGTTGATCCAGCCAACGAGCAACCTGACCGAGCTCTCCCTCAAACTCAATTTCAGCTACGACTCCGTCTCTCCCCGACATGATTTCATCTAAACTTTCCCCGTCCAATGCGTCTTTTCTCATCAACAGCACGCGAGCAGCATCTCTTCGGAAAGCATTTGCTAACCATGTTGTGATGAAGTTTCTCTCGCGAGTAATTTGATAAATAGATCCAACCGAGGAAATGCCTTCCATTGGAAACTCTGGCACATTCTCTAGGACCACTGGAAAAATGGGGGGTGCTGGCGTACCGTCGGCCCATGAATACGGAATGGCTTCATCGTCGCTGACTTGCGTTACACCAACAGCGTCACCCGAGCTTTCGTCAATTGCGTAAACACGCATGATTCCCCTTGCATTGGAACCATCTGACGCCTCAAACGTCTCGGTTAAATCATACCATTCCAATATCCTGACGAACGCCGGCACACCCTCCCAAGCGTCAGAAGTATAAAAACCATCCTCTAAAACATCTGGCCGTATGATTGGATTAACTCCATCAACATCACCATACAGCGCTCGAAATTCCTCGATTGGCATGTAGTACGTGTGCCCGATGTACCTCATAAATCGTGGATTTTGAGCACGACGGTCCATCACGAGCTCCCAAGGCGGGATGCACTCCAACCAGATTTTGTCGAACGGACTGTCGCCTAGACGGTCGTCTTCGCCTAGCTTGAATCCGATCTCTGGATACATCAGCGCCATTGAAAAGGCTTGGTCCGTCAGAATGTCTGCGTACTGCTCGTTCAAAAAGCGGTCGGCAACAATGCTACACGCAAGTGCAGGGTCACCCGGCTCGTAGTCTTCAAGATTAGGAGCCTTTCCATAAACGACAGGATCAACGCTAAACGTTGTTCGCATGCCCTTATAAAACAGCCCTGCAACAAACGAGTTTACCCACGACTTGACTTGGTTGGTTTCAACCTTGACCGGTCCTACGTCGCGGTCTTCAATACGCCCGCGCGTTCTCCCATACGTCGCCTTTTCCCAAAACTTGTCTTTGAAAGCGGCCCTATAACGATCCCATTCATTGCGGTTTTGTGAAACCCAGTTTTGATGGTTGCGTACGATTAATTGAATTTCAGCTCGTTCGATCACTGGATCAACCCCAATTCGCGATGACGGACAGCGCGCTTTTCATGTGTGGACAATTGTACCTGGTCACGATAGGATTTTGCAGACTTACTATTCCAGAGCGCAAGGCAGAGTGCGTCTGCATGATCATCGTGACCATCGCCATCTGCCTGGATGTTCCCGTTTTCTTTCTCTCGCATAGTGATTAACTCACTCACTGTAACGGGGCACTTTAAGTCTGCAAAACCGTTATCAATGATGTATGCTGCGTAGTCAAAAACCTCTTGTTTTGAATTCGATGCCTTGCCTCGCTGCATCCAAAAATCCTTGCCCTTAAAATCTTTCCAAATTCGGCAATTCAATTCTTTAAGTCGTCGCAGGACAGCTTTTCCGTGGTTGTTTCCCTCACACAAAACCCGAGCTCCGTTGTACCGGATGGACAACTGTGCGCCTATTTCTGCGAATTTTGTAGGTTTTATGCGGTTGCTTCGATACGTGGCCACCTGTCTCAAGTCTTCAGTAACCACCTGCCATACTGCGTAATCACCGCCTGTTCCACCTGCTGCGTCACCACCGATGTAGTATCGCTTACCAGGGATGGCTTCTTCCCAGATTAGCATTGGCCCCTCCATGTCGTGATGACCAGCAGGGATCTGTGCAGCGACTCGATTTAGCTTTTCCACATCAAACCAACTGCCGTCAGCAATGAGAAAAGGCTCTTCCCAAGTCATGGGATATTCCTTACGAAAGTCTCGCTCACCAATCAGTTCTATTTTGAATCGGCGCCATGCGAGCTGTTCGTCTGTCAGATCGTGGAGCTCAACCAATTCAATTTCATCTGACGTAAGCTCAAATCCCTTTTCTGGCTTAAGCTTATAAGTAGGAAAATCACTCCAAGGGAAAAATAGAAACGACCATTGCTGACTTAGTCGCGCCTTTTTTACCTGCTCGTAGAACACGCCATCCGGCCCGTCCCCCGTACTTTCAATCACAACCCGTGTTTGCGGTGACTCGTGCAGAGTAGCGTTTGCTGAAGCCCAGACCTGTCGGTCAACTGCAACACCTGACTTAACAGCAGAGCCTTTAGGCCAAAACCCCATCTCGGTTGCGTGCAGACACTGGTTTGTAAACGACCGCGCCTGACCTCGACCACCAGCCATGTTTTGCCGGAACGTTGCCCCGTTATGAGAGAATCGGATTTCCTGCGAGTTGTCCCTATCTAACCCAGGCCGCATGATTTTCGGTAGGCTCATCCAATACTGACGAACCATTTCGTTTACACGACCAGCTGCTCCTGATTCATGGGTCAACGTAAGCAACGCAAGGGGGTTAGGACTCGTGTACAGCAGCCAAAAAAAGCAAGCTGTAGTGACAGTAGTGCATCCAATCTGTCTTGGTTTAAGCACGCATATTCGCTTCTTGTCACGGAACGATTTTATAATTCTGACCTGCTCGGGAAACAAACTAGTCAGCCTATTGGTCTTACCGTGCTGGTCAATAATCCCTAGTAACGGAATAAACCAAAGCGGTTCACGCATTTTTTCACGCATTGACAGCGTTTCATCTTGCTCTTCTGTAAAGGGGTACCAAGGTTTGTCCCTACATGGATGCTTAATCATTTGTTACGCCTCCATGCTTCGACCACCCACCGGTCCTCGTCCAAAACCTTCGCCGCGTCCTCAACAGAGCCAGCGCGAACCAGGGCATCGACAGCCCGAGACCTAGAACAATGGCACCTTTCGCAAACCTGCTCGATACGCTCCTCGGCAATTGGTGTGACGGACACGGAGATTTCGCGCCGCGATAGGAATAGTGGTCCATGGCTACGCTTCATCTCTAAACATCCGAAGAAACTCTTCAGAGCCCCCGTCGCCTTCGCCTTTTGCGTCAGTAAAACTAGCAATACCCTTAATTGCATCTGCTAAATGGCTAACGCTAATCCGATCTGGCTCGTCTGCGAAACGATATAAAATTGCTCGTCCGATTCCTATTGCAATCTCCTCCGATGTAAGCCCCTTTTTAGCAGCTAGGTCGCGGATTATTTGCAATGGGTCGTCATTAGCCATCAGACTGGCCTCTTCGCAAAGGAACCAGGTTTTCAGGCAGCTCATGCGAGTACATGTAGACTGATCGGCCGAGACTATCGAACATTTGGCGCGTTTGCTTCACAGCATGCAGCACCATTCCACGCAATCGGGTCCGGTCATCCATATCTCGGTACGCCTGACGCCGACATTCTGCCGGCCCCATGTGACTTGCGCTCTGTAAAGCATTCAAGGCGTCTGCAGAGCCGCAATGACGCTGAAATACCCATAAATCTTGCGTAATACAGCGGGCTTCGACGTAGTTTAGTGAGGTTGGCTCTACACCGTCACAAACATCATCTAACACAGCCTCATACAACTGCATGTATTCGGACACACAGTCGAGCTCCTCGGTCAGCAAGACAGCTTCAGGCTTGGCCCACGCCATCAGATCCATTGGATCCCTCCTTATCCTCTGCAGCCTGGAAACTTGAGCGCAATGACGTCCAACTGACACCGAACGACTCTGCGATATCTTTCCATTTTTCCCCGGCGCCGCGTAGCATCTTGACTTGGCGGTACTGTGCAGCCGTTAAGGGCATTGGCCCCTTGGATTTAGCCTGTCCACCGCCGACATATTGCTCTAATAGGTCCAATGCCTTGCGCCGTTGGTCTCGTAAAGCAGGTGGAAGGTACTTATGGTCGCCCGTTTCTAGGTATTTAACCATTGTGACGTCAGGCCGACCGTGCCGTTCCATGTGCATGTCGAGCTCTTCGTTCTGAAAGTTGTCAATCACACAGTAGGTCAACACCAATTGGTCTATTTCGACCCACTGAAACTGCGTTCGCTGTGGGCTTGGAGCACCACCACCGTAGTTTGAGGGACTAAACTGGAAACGGTCCCACTTTTCCGGGTTTGTATTAGGCCCACGGCTCTGTGTTCGCCCCTTTGTAGAGGTGATTGACCATGCCAACACGACCCACTCACCGTTTTTAGTTAGACGGCGCGTAAATTGAACAGCATCGTGCAAGGCAGCGTTGCACATATTGAAGAAAATGTTCTCGCTAACCTGCCCAACCACTGCGTTTTCAGTGAATTTATGCTCAAAATGCCGAAAACGAAACGATTCTGGCTCGCTAAGAACGGCAGCTGGCTCAAAATTACACCGCTCTTCCCAATTTCGTATTGCTTTTTTCATGATTTGCACCATGTGCTGACGCCCTGAAATCATAATTTCGTTACTTGGCTCTGAACTATCTGTTGATTCAGCTACATTTATCATACTGTCGCCCCTCTTGGTCACACTACACCTTTTAACACAGTAGAAATTTTTACACAAGGCGAC